ATGATGCCTTCGGGTATGGGACTTATCTGGCCGAGGCGCAGGGCATTGGCCGGCACTACAAAGACCAGTTGTCTCGTCGATTGGGTGACGACCCCTCGTGGTGGGAGGGGAAAAAATTACCTGACGCTCTGACGACAAGTGAGCAGAAGACTTACGACATCCTGAGGGGGAAGTTGTTCAAAACTACAAGTGGCGGCCCAAACTTATCGGCGGAGGAAAGCGCCACACTCAGGTCGCTAGGAGACAAGCACAGGGCGTACAGCGAAGGCATCGAGGCGATGAAGCCGAAAGGGTTTCTTTACAGGGTCAAATTGCACCCTGAAATCGTCAACAAGATGCTCGACTGGGACAGGCCTCTTGGTGAGCAGTCGGAACATGTCCAGAAAGTGTTCAAAGACCTGATGGAATCGGAAATCTGGGACGCAGACACTCGAAAACTCGTTGAAAAAGTCGGCATACCACATCATCAAATCAAAGGCAGTAAACTCTACGAACTTGTTGCAAGTTCAGATGCGCTTGCCGGAAAAGGTCAATTCGGCAAGGCGGCAAGTGAAGAGTTGGCGCGTCGTGGAATTCCGGGAATCAAGTATCTGGATGCAAGCAGCCGGCGAAATGGCGATGGGACCCGCAATTTCGTCGTATTCCCGGGCGAAGAGAAGAAGGTCCGCATCGTAGAACGCCTGAATCGAGGCGGAATGGTTGAAGACAGCGACAAGGCAATCCGTCGAGCAATGATGATTGCCAAGGAGTCAAAATGAAAAAGCCGAAGAGCGCAATCGAGCAGGCGCTGAGCGTCGCCAAATCCGTCACGAATAGCCCTGTTGGTGTGGCCAAAGATGTCGCGCCGGTCGTTGGCGGTGAAGGCAAGGACGAATATTCGCATCCTGCGGATGCAAACATTGAGACAACCGACAACCCAAACCGAATCAAGTTTAAAGCGCAGGGCCCGGCGGGAGTGAAAGCAATCGTCGTTCCGCGTCACATGTGGACTGGAAGTTCGCGCTCTATAGGGATGCGTGAAATAAACCGCTATCGCGCGCAAGTATACGGCGCCGAAAACAGAGACCCTCTGACCTTGGGGGAAATCGAGAAAGCGCACAAACAGGCAATGCAGTCTCATTTTGCAAAGCCTGTGGCTGAGCAGAGGGCCGCTGAAGCGGCCGCCTTGGAAAGACTGCGCGCGGCTCGGCACATCAGTCACAAGTCAGACACGCTCGATGAAAGCGCCAAACTCGACACCATCAACTACGAAGAAGACGCTCAGGGAAGGAAGTTTGATGCGTATGGCTCGAAAGGCGTAGCCGGGCACGCGCTGTACACTTCTGGGCACGGGCCAAACCAGAAGCAGGTTGTGTTGAATACATGCCCGGGGCAGACGACTGGGTGTGGCGGCGGCGTCAGTGCGGATGGCGTCGTAGACACGATTAAGGGAACCTGTTTTGCGCCCAATGCAGAGTCTCAGTACGCAGACTCAGCGATTCGCAGGGCATGTCATGCGCAGGCAAAGCACGACCCGAAGATGACTCAAGATTGGATTCTTGCGCACATCGGTTCGTTGAGAAACGCAGCGGAGCGCGCAGACAAAAAAGGCCGTATCGTTCTTTTCAGGCCGAACATCGTCGATGAGTCAGACCGTTCTTCCAGAGAAGTGGTTGCAACGCTCAACAAGCAGCGCGCTGAGAAAGGCTTGCCGGCCATCATCGGAAATTCATATGGCAAGACCAACGAACTCAACGACCCGGAAAACGGTTGGTATGTGACCTATTCCAACTCGGGCCCAAAAGTGAAAAGAGGCGTTCGGGCGGACGAAAACGGAAGAGAGAAGAAGGTGTTCCACTCGGTCAGGGACAACTATCAGCGAGACGCTTCAAGAGTCAGGGCTACCATCACCGCGATGGAAAATCGCGATAAGGACTTGGTCAACGAGCAGGGCAACCTGACGCCGCCGAAGAACTCGTACATGGTCATCGATGCCAAGCGCGATTCTGACCACGCAAAAAACATCGAGAAAGCCGTCAAGTACGCCAAGTATTGGTCTGCTCCGAGAAAGGTGCAGTTGCTTTCTACTGCGGAGCAGAACGAAGGCGGCGAGGGTCATTTCGACGGCAATGGCAATCCGACCACGCCAGACAAAGCGCACTACGGCCATGTGGTGAGAAATGGCATGCGCTACGACTACCAGAAGCAGCACATCCTGCATCCGCGTCTTGTGCAAGTCGGTGTAAACAAGGACGGCACTCCTCACATGGTGCCGACAGATTCCCGATTCCGCGATGAAGAGTATCTTCCGCGCAAAAGATTCAAGACGAAGAACGGCAAAGTTGCCGGCGCAATTTTGATGACTACGCCGACGACTTCGACTAGCAATGACGCGCACGAGTCGGAGTTCACGCACCATGTCGATGATGGCCATCTCGAGCATGCGCGGAAGAACAATGGCGAGTACGAAATCGATGCTCCGCACGAGCAAGAGAAGGCGGCCAACACTCCCTACGCCGCCCCGCAGACGGTCAAGTTCCGAGCCTACGGAGGCGCGGTTGGACACGGCGTGCTAGACGAGGCGCACGATGGCATGCCGTCGCAGAGCCTTGCGGTGCAGATGCACTACGCCCACCGGCCGGAGACTTGGGAGGAGGCGGAGACCAACGCGGCTCGAGCGCCGTCCAATCGAGCCGTGCAGCGCGCCTTGCAAATAACCGGTGGACTCGGCACAGTTCCGGCTATGATGGGCTCGGCCCGCAGGAGATAGCCATGGGCGGCTCAACCACATTTCCGACCACAACCTACATGCCCGGCAGCCAGTTTGGCGGCTATGGCGGCAGCATGGGCGGCTATGGCGGCGGGTTGGGTGGCTTTGGAGGGTTCGGCGGATTCGGAGGCGGTTACTCCCCCGGGTACTCGCAGGCCGGCAGCGGCAAGGGCTTCCAGTCAATGCCCCCTCAGCGTCATCAGGCTCAGTACGCGCCGATGAATTTCATGCCGGCGCAATTTGCGCGCCCGCAGTTCTTCTACCCGAGTATTCAGGGCCAGATGGCCGGCCAAATGCCGACCCCAATGGCGCGGCCCTCCTATCAGTTTCCGGCGTTCCAACCGCCTGTGTCTGGCGGTGGAAAGGGCTTCCAACCGATGCCCATGAACCCCGGCAATCAACGGCAGCCGATGCCTACGGGCCCAAGGCCGTTGCCAATCGGTCCGCCGAGCCCGGGCGGCGGGCCGCAGCCATTCATGCCCGGCGGACGGTCTCCGCAGAGGGTCGAGATGGGGCCGCCGGCCACTACGCCTGCACCGGCCATCGCGCCCGCAGTGCCTCCTCGAGAAGAGACCGAGCCGCGCGAGACGATTATGCCGGTGACGGACCACATGTACCGGGGCAACAAATCCGAACAGATGGCGCAGCAATCGTTGGTCGACTACAACCCGTCCCCGTTCCCGTCGCCGGTTGACAGTCGGCCGCCGCTGACCGAAGAAGAGCGCATGAGCGGGCGCTACCAACTTGGTGGTCAGGGTCCTATCGACATGCATGCTCTCCCCGCTGATGAGCGGGCGGCGATGGAAAAAAGATGGCAAGAACAGAACGCGCTTGGAATGCAGGAAGCGACAAGAGGGCCTCTGAATTCGCAGGCCGGAAGCCCCGGAAGCCTTGGGCAAATGTTACTTTCAAGGGCGCTGCCTGTTGGTTACGAAGAACCCGCTAGAATTCAACCTAGCGGTTCATTGGCAAATCTTTCTGACGGCTTTAACGAGCCCTGAGTTTTAGAGGAACAGACCATGTACGAAACTGCAAAGAAAGCCCGCAAGGGCATGAAGGACAAAATCGCGCGGCTGATGAAGTCGCCGAAGAGCGTCGATGCCTCTGGTTACCCTGTCGAGGGCTCTGACCCGCTCGACGCTCATGTGAAGACGGGCATGCGCCCTGTCTCGCGTCGAGCCTACAAGCGCGGCGGCAAGGTCCACGGCGATAAGGTATCCCACATGGGTCGAAAGCCGCGCAAGAAGCCAATCAAGTTGGCGACGGGCGGGCAGACGGACAACTCTCCGGAAGACCGCATGGAGCGAGACGAGGTCAAGCAGGCCGGCGGCCCGAAGAACCTGATGAACTCCATCTTCGACATGGCCGACAAGATGGGTTACGGCAAGGGCTCGAATCCGCGCTACGGCAAGGAGGCTGTGGACAAGGCCATCGACTCGTCGAATCGCAGCGGACGGAAAATCAGCAAGGGTGAGGCGGCGAAAATCCATCGCCTTCTTCGCGGCGGCTACAACTCCGGCGGCAAGGCGCTGAGCGCCGATGGCCTTGCCAACCTCAATCAGAAGGAGGCGAACGAGCAGCGCGAAGGCAAGAAACACACCGGCGGCCTGAAGCGCGGCGGCCGCGCCGCGCGCGCGTCTGGTGGCCGCAGCGATGAGCCGAAGCCGTCTCTGCGATTGATTCGCACGCACACGGATGAGAATGGCCGCCAAGCCAAGGTCTACAAAGACCGTGACTGGGGTGAGTATCGCGTGAAGTTTTACCGCGCCGATGGCAGCCCGTTGGGAAGCGATTCGGACCATCACACGGACGATGTTGACGACGCGCACAGCACTGCGAAGGCGGAACTCAACCGCAAGGGGTGGCGCCGCGGCGGCAAGGCGCTCGTCAGCGCGGCGGTCCACAAGCACGAAAGGGCGAAGCATCCCGGCGCCAAGCCGACGAAACTTGCGACCGGCGGCATCCCCGCCGGCATGAAGGACTCGCGCGTGATGCGGTCCCGCCGCAAGGGCGACCGGAAGAACCCGTTCCGCCGCGAGGAAGACATGGACACGATGCCGGGTGACATCGGCGCGCGGCCGGCCCGTATGGCAGCCTCCCGCCTTGCGCGCCTCGCCATGGAAAACCCTGACGACGAGCGCCTGATGCGCAAGACGGGCGGCAAGGCCCTCGACGGCACGATGCAGGGCACCCGGCCGACTGGCGGGCGTCTTGCGCGCAAGACTGGCGGTCGCACGAAGGGCACCCATGTGAATGTCATCATCAACACCGAGCCCAAGAAGCCCCCCATCGGAGCGCCTCCTCCGGCCATGATGGGGCCGCCTCCGGGCGCCGGCATGCCACCCCCGGGCCTCCCCCCGGGCGGGCCTATGCCGCCTCCTCCGGGCCCCATGGGCGGTCCGCCGCCGGGGCTGATGGGCGGTCCTCCGGGCATGGGCGGTCCTCCGGGCATGCCGATGCCTCGCAAGCGCGGCGGCCGCACTGTGGGCAAGCCGGGCCATCGGTCGTACCGGTCGGCCGCGGATATGGATGCAGGCGCCGGCAGTGGCCTCGGTCGTCTCGAGAAGGCCGAAATCCAGAAGCGCAAGGGCTGACCAAGGGGCGGCGGGTGACTCCGACCGCCCTTTCTTTTCCCAACGACATTTACTTAGGCTAACATGCAAACCCTGAACACGCTGTTTGAGCAGGAACTGAAGAAAAAAATCGAGGCCGCCATCGAAGACATGGAGATGCAGGTCTCGGCCGGTCACGGGATTGATACCTTCGAGCAGTACAAGCAGACAGTTGGACGCATCGGGGGCCTGAGATGGGCTCTCGAGATGTGTGACGAAGTGAACAGTTCGATTGCAAAACGCTAACCAGAGGAGAGAGCATGACCCAGTACGCCATGGCGCACGAGGCGGACCCGAAGAAGGAATTGATGAAGCAGGTCGGCAACCTGAACGGCATCGAAATCTTCAACAATCAGGTCCTCGTGGCCGTCTATGTTCGTCCCGAGAAGACCGCGGGCGGCATCGTGCTGCCTGACAAGCATCGCGACGAGGACCGAAACCAAGGCAAAATCGGCCTTCTCATCAAGAAGGGCCCGCTTGCATTCGTGGAGGAGCAGAAACAGTGGTTTGCAGGCGCGGAAATCAGCCTTCACGACTGGATTCTGTTCCGTCCGAGCGACGGATGGGCCGTCACTATCAACGGCGTGCGCTGCCGTGTCCTCGACGACACCTATGTGCGCGGAAAAGTCGCTCACCCCGACCAAATCTGGTAAGGAGAACACCATGTCGAACGACAACAATGACATTCTTGTCCCGGTAGACGAAGGCGATACCCCCGCATCTGCTGCGGAAGGGAAAAAGGAGCCTGTTTCGCGCGCAATCGAGCCCGAAGAAGGCGTCGAGACGCTGCGTGCGAAGTTGGAACAGGAGCGGAACTCTCGTCTTGATGCGGAGCGTCGCGCACAAGCCGCCGCGCAGGCCGCCGCCTCTGCTCGAACCGAGGTGGCGGACTCGAATCTGGCGCTCGTGACCAACGCCATCGACACGCTGAAGCAGAACGAGTCGGTGCTGAAGAAATCCTATTCCGAAGCGATGTCGGCGGGCGACTATGACCGCGCTGCAGAGGTGCAGGCAGCCATGTCCACCAACTCGGCAAAGTTGCTGCAGTTGGAACAGGGCAAAACCGCGCTCGAGAACGCTCCGAAAACGCAGCAAACCCCTGCGGCTGCACCTGCGGACCCTGTCGAGGCCCTTGCGTCGCAGTTGTCGCCGCGCTCTGCGGCGTGGGTGCGCGCCAATCCGCAGTTTGCGCGAGACAGCAGGCTGTACGCGAAGATGATTGCGGCGCACAACCTCGCTGTTGCAGATGGGTTGTCTGCGGACACCGACGAGTACTTCGAGGCCGTCGAGGACACGCTGAAGATGCGCCGCGAAGCGCCGGTCAGCCGCGATTCGGACCCGATGTCGGACGCCGCCAAGCCCGTCGCGCGCCGCTCGGCGCCCGCCGTGGCTCCGGTATCTCGCAACAACACTCCCGGAGCGCGTCCGAATGTCGTTCGACTGACCTCAGCCGAACGCGAAATGGCTCAGATGATGGGAATGAGCGACCAAGAGTACGCGAGGAACAAACTTGCGCTGCAGCGTGAAGGCAAACTCAACTGAGGAAATGACCATGGAATCTGAAATCACATCGCGCAGACAGCGCAAGCCAAAGGTGAGCCCGTTCAAGGAAGCCGCGAAGGAGGTGGCCGCGGAGCACGCCGTTGCGCCGGCTCCGGAAGAGATTCGCGACAGCATTCGGCCGCCGCTTCGTGAGGAGGACCCCCGAACGCGCGCCGCGCGCCGCGCTGCGGAGATTCGCAACCACATCGGCGGGCTCGACGAGGGCACCGACGAGTTCTACATCCCGCTCGAAGCCATCCCGGAGGGGTGGACCTACGAGTGGAAGCGCAGAAGCGTCCTTGGGCAGGAAGATGCCGCCCATCAGGTGGCCCTCGCGCGCCTCGGATGGGAGCCGGTGCCGGCCTCGCGTCATCCGTCGTTCATGCCTGACGGCGGCAAGCATGCCGTCATCGAGCGCAAGGGCATGATTCTGATGGAGCGGCCCGTGGAAATCACCAACGAAGCCAGAGCCGTCGAACTTCGCCGCGCGCGTCTTCAGGTGCGGCAGAAGGAGGAGCAGTTGACCGCTGCTCCGGCGGGCCAGTTCGAGCGTTCCAACAAGGCCGACAGCCTCGTGAAGGTTGGCCGTTCCTACGAGTCGATTCCCGTCCCCGAGAAATGAGCGGTTGACGATGATTGCCCCGGAGGTCTATAAAGGGCCTCCGGGGTTTTTTTTGGGCGCATCAGACTGACCCGGCAGACTGCAAGTAGACTGACGCGCCTTTCTCACTTGCGAGGAATCTTTTATGGGTACTACTACTTTTACGGGTCCGGTTAAGGCCGGCAACATCCTCAACACGAGCGGCAACACCGTTGGTCAGGATGTGTCGAATGTCGGTTGGGCCCTGATGGCGCAGTCGAGCGTCATCGACATCATCGGCGCAAGCGCGGCTAATCAGGTCGTTGCGACGGTGCCGGCGGGCTCTCAAATCGTCGATGTCATCTTGAATGTCACGACCGTGAATAACGACACTGGCACGGCGACCGTGTCTGTCGGCACGGTTGCGGCGGGCACAGCGTTCAAGCCGGCGACCAATGTGAAGGCGTTGGCCACCACTCGAGGCACGCTCACGAACGCTGCTGCGACGAATGTTGGCACGGACGACCTTCAGGTCGTTGCGAACTTCACGGCGCAGAACGGAAACGGCACGACCGGAGCCGCGACGGTGACGGTGACTTACTTGCAGGCGCGCGAACTCACGCCGTAATTGACGGCGCCTAGAAGAGGCAGGAACTTCCTCAGAGGGGTTCCTGCCTTTTTCTTTTTTGCGCACCTGTTGACACGCCTTGCATGTCGGCGTAAAAAAGCATCATTCCCGTTCCCCGGCGGAGCGGTTTCGAGAAAACTTGGTCTGAGTCGCCTCGGTGCGCGATGATGGCCTCTCCTTCAGGAGACTCCGTCATGCCCAACATTCAGGCACCTTTCGGATTCAGTCAGGCTCGAGGTAATGGTTCGGCGCCGACCTACGAGCAGGTCACCACTTTCTGCGCCCACAACACGGCCGCCATGTACAACGGCGACCCTGTCTTCCGCAACGGCACCACCGGCGGCATTCAGCCGACGACTCCGGGCGCCGGCATCCTTGCCGGTGTATTCAACGGCTGCAAGTACCTCTCGGTGTCGCAGCGTCGCACCGTGTGGAGCAACTGGTGGCCCGGCTCCGATGTCGCCTCCAACCAGTTGGTCGAGTGCTACATCGTCAACGACCCGAACGCGCAGTTCATCGCGCAGGTCGGCGGCTCCTCTTCGGTCGGCCTCGTTGCCGCTGACATTGGCGCCAATGTCCAGTTCGCCTACGGTACCGGCAACCAGAACACCGGCATCTCTGGCGCGTTCATCGACATCTCCGTGACCCCTGCGGCAACGGCCACGCTGCCGTTCAAGGTCGTCGGCCTCGTGACGAATCCCCCGGGTGCGAACGGCACCGACGCCGGCGCGTACAACTACGGTATCGTCGCCTTCAACAATGTCGAAACCAAGACCCTCACGGGCGTTGCCTAAGGAGTAAAGGACCATGGCAGTCAATCTGAGTGCAATCAAGGACCTTCTGCTCCCCGGTCTCCGTGGAATCGAAGGCAAGTACGAGATGATTCCGTCTCAGTACGACAAAATCTTCACCAAGCACGACTCGAAACTCGCTCTCGAGCGCACGGCGGAGATGCGGTACCTCGGACTCGCGCAGTTGAAGACCGAGGGTGCGCAGACCTCGTTCGACAACAACTCGGGTCAGCGGTTCGTGTACAACCAAGAGCACAACGAAATCGCTCTTGGCTACGCCATCACCCGCAAGGCCATCGACGACAACCTGTACAAGACGCAGTTCCACCCGTCGAACCTCGGCCTCATCGAGTCGTTTCAGCAGACCAAGGAAATCTACGGCGCGAACATCCTGAACACCGCCACGACCTACAACGCGTCGTTCGGTGGTGACGGCGTCGCGCTCATCGCGACGAACCATCCCATCGATGGCGGCACGGTCTCGAACCGTCCCGCGGTTGATGTGGAACTCAACGAAGCCACGCTGCTGAACGCGATGATTTCCATCCGCACCAACTTCCGCGACCAAGCCGGGCTCAAGGTCTTCGCGCGCGGCCGCAAGTTGGTCGTTCCGCCGGCGCTCGAGCCCACGGCCATCCGTCTGACGAAGACGGAACTTCGCCCGGGCACCGCGGACAACGATGTGAACGCCATCCTGACCACCGCCGGCGGCCTGCCGGAAGGCTACATGGTCAACGACTTCCTGACCTCAGCGTCCGCGTGGTTCCTGCTCACGAACATCGACGGTCTCTCCTACATGGAGCGCGTCAAGTTCGAGACGGACATGCAGGTCGATTTCGTCACGGACAACCTGCTCGTGAAGGGCTACGAGCGGTACTCGTTCGGCTACTACAACTGGCGCAGCATCTTCGGGTCCTTCCCGTCGTAACCTCAGGGGAACACACATGAAAGGTCGCAAGCATCGCGCCAGTGGTGGCGTAAACGAGGCGGCGCAGGACTCTTCCAAGAAGAACCTGCGCTACACCTACCAGTCGAATGTGCAGGACGAGGCCGAGGAGCGCAAGCGCGGCGGCCGAGCCAAGAAGCACGCCGGCACGGTGGAAGGCAAGGCTGCTCATCACGCGGGTCGCAAGGCCCGAAAGAGCGGTGGCCGCGCCGGCTGCGAGAAGAGCCCGTTCACCTCGGCCCACGGCGGCACGCCGCCGAAGGGCCGCAATGTGAGCGGCAACTCCCCGAAGTAATCGGGGAGCGCAACAGCGGGAACAACGGGGGCCTCTGTGCCCCCGTTTTTCCATGGGGGATACGCATGAGCGGAGCGTGGCAGAAGAAAGAAGGCAAGTCGCCCTCTGGCGGCCTGAACGAGCGCGGTCGAGCATCTCTGCGCGCGCAGGGGCATGACATCAAGCCTCCGGTGACGAAAGAAGAGGCGAAGCGCAGCCCGAAAGCCGCGCAACGGCGTGACAACTTCCGTTCTCGATTCTGCGGCATGAAGGACAAGTTGACCTCTGCCAAGACCGCGCATGACCCAAACAGTCGCATCAATCTTGCCCTCAAGCGATGGGATGTGAAGTGCTAAGATGAATCTGAAGGAGAGCGTCACATGAAGAAAGCCCAAGTCACAGTCGGTGCCATCGCCGCTGCAAGCGCAAACGCCATCTGCCTCTCGCAGACTCCGGTAGCCGGCCCTCTGACTCTGAACGGAGCATCGGTCGTCGATGGTGTCGCTGTTCTCGATGTGCAGCGCAGGGTTTTGGTCACCACAGCGGCCAACGAATCCACGCGCACGCTCACCATCACGGGCACGAACTGGCAAGGCAACGCCATCAGCGAGACGGTGACCGGTCCGAATATCAGCACCGTTGCGACCAACACCAGTTTCAAGACGGTGACCTCCATCACGATTTCTGGCAACGCTGCGGGCGCCATCACGGTCGGCACCAACGGCGTTGCCGACTCGCCGTGGGTTCGCTTTGATGACTGGGCTCCGAACTACATCTCGGTCAACTGTGTGGCAACTGGCACGGTCAACTACACCGTGCAGACGACTCTCGACGACCCGAACGACCCGTCCATTCCGGTGGCGGTTGGCTCAATGGCGTGGCAGAACTCGAGCGTCGCAAACCTTGTGGCGCAGACTGTAAGCCGCAACGAGGGCCTGCAATACGCGCCGATGTACGCGCGCGTGGTGCTGAACAGCGGCACCGGCTCGGTGCGTTCTGTCTTCCTGCAGTCGAGCAATGTGCCCCTCTAACGACGGTCTGGAGGCTTCATGGCCACAAGTGGCACCTATGCCTACAATCCGTCGCTAGGAGAGTTGACGCTATACGCATTCAACCTCTGCGGCATCAGGAACACTGCACTCCTTCAAGAGCACATGGAGTCGGCGCGCATGGCGTCGAACCTGCTTCTTGGGCGTTGGAGCAGTCAAGGCGTAAATCTTTGGTGCGTTGACCTGCAGTCTGTCCCGCTCATCGCGGGGCAGGCAACCTATTCGGTGCCCTCGAATACCATCGTCATGCTCGACGCGTATGTCGTGCAGACCTCTGGCGGCACCTCCATCAACCGTCTCATCCTGCCCATCTCGCGTTCGGAGTACGCCTCGTATCCGAATCCGCAACAGCGCGGGTTCCCGACGACCTATTGGTTCGACCGCCTTCTCTCGCCGCAGGTGACGCTCTGGCCGGTCCCTGATGGAACGCAGGCCTCGTTCGACTATTACCGGGTGCGCCAGATTCAAGATGCGGACCTGTCGAACGGAAAGAATGTTGAGGTGCCCTACTACTTCATGGAGGCATTCGCATACGGCCTCGCGCAGCGTCTGGCGATGATATGGGCGCCGGAGAAAATCCAAATCCTCAAGCCGTTGGCCGATGAGGCTTACGACATCGCCGCGGCGCAGAACATCGAGACTGCCTCGCAGTACATCTCTCCGCTCATCTCCGGCTACTTCAGTCCCTGACCATGGGCTACGCATCGCGAGTCGGTCGAGCGCGAACCAGTTCATCGAATCCGCAGGCGCATGCCATCTGCGACCGGTGCGGGTTCCGCTACAACCATGTTGACCTGCGTTGGCAGTACGACTGGCGCGGTGCGATGCTGCAGAACTTGCGCATCCTCGTGTGCAAGTCCTGCACGGACAATCCTCAACAGCAGCAGCGGTCAATCGTGGTTCCGGCAGACCCGACGCCTATCATGAACGCCCGCACGCAAGACTTCGTGGCGGCCTCGACCGACTACCAAACCATCACGCAGCCTCCGACGATAGACCCGACGACAGGCATCCCCATCCCCGGGACGACGACCTTGGACACCGAGGACGGACAGCAGTTGACGACGCAACCTATCGGGCCGCCCGTGGGGCTCACGCAGGCGGCGGTCATGCCACTGAAGGGGACGACTCAATATGCGGTGAAACTGCCGCTTTTGTCGGTTACGGCAAACGGCACCTGCGACATTGCGGTGACCTGCTCGAGCGCGCATGGCCTGCAGACAGACAGTCAGATTTCAGCCGAGGGGCTTTCCAACAAGGGCGCCTGCGGGTTTTACAGCGTCGTTGTCACATCGGCTACGGCCTTCTCGTACACGGTTGCAAAACCCATCGCCGCCGGGTCGCTTCTGGATTCGACATCGCGCATCATTACGGCATCCGTCGGACTGCCATACGGCTACACGCAGATACCGCAGACAGGGATTTAAGACATGGCGAACACCACGATTCCGAACCTGCCGCCGGCCATCTCGCTTGATGGCACCGAGTTGTGGGAGTTGGTGCAGAACGGCGTATCGCGTCGCGCGACGACGCAGCAACTCGTCAATCTCGCGTCTACAGGTTCGGGCACGGTCACGCTCATCAACACTGCCGGCGCCCTGACCGGCGGTCCTATTACGGGCAGCGGCACCATCTCGCTGCCTGCCAACGCCATCACGAACACCTACCTCGCGCCGATGGGCCCGGGGACGCTGAAGGGCAACCTTACGGGCTCGGCCGCGGACCCGCAGGATGTGACAGTCAACGCCGTCCTCGACTCCATCGGGGCGACTCCGGGCTCGATGCTTTACCGCGGCGCCGGCGCGTGGGCACTTGTCCCGCCCGGGACCTCCGGTCAGTACCTCAGCACTTCCGGCGCAGTTCCGCAGTGGGGCACCCTGTCCGTCGGGCCGAGCGACCTGACTCCGACGGGCGTTTCCGCCGGCACTTACGGCTCGGCAAGCAGCATCCCTCAGTTCACGGTTCTGGCAAGCGGCCAGTTGTCGGCGGCCGGGAATGTCTCGATTCAGATTTCGACCTCGCAGGTGACCGGCCTCGGCACCATGGCCACCCAGAACGCGACTGCGGTCGCCATCACGGGCGGCACGATGAACGGCGTGGTCATCGGCGGCGGAGCCCCGGCGGCGGCCTCGTTCACGAACATTCTGGCCGGAACATGGCTCGGCACGGCTGTCGGCGTTGCCTATGGCGGCACTGGCGCTACCACGGCGCCCGGCGCGCGCTCGAACCTTGGCGCAGCGGCCTCGGGGGCGGTGGGCAGTTCCGGCATCACGATGGCCACGGCGCGGCTTCTGGGCCGCTCTACGGCAGGCACGGGGGCCATCGAGGAAATCACCATAGGGACCAATCTGACGCTCTCTGGGGGCGTCTTGAACGCTACCGGCGGCGGTGGTGGCGGGTCCGGCACCGTGACCTCTATCGATGTCTCCGGCGGCACGACGGGGCTTACCACCTCGGGCGGCCCGGTTACGACCTCTGGCACCATCACCCTTGCCGGCACCCTTGCCGTTGCCAACGGCGGCACCGGCGCCACCGCGGCGCCTGCTGCGCGCACCAACCTCGGCGCGACCACGGTCGGCGCCAACCTCTTCACGCTGACGAACCCGTCCGCTGTCACCTTCCCTCGCTTCAACGCCGACAACACAGTGTCGGCTTTGGACGCTGCAACCTTCCGCACCGCGATTGGCGCAGGCACCGGTTCTGGTTCGGTCACAAGCGTTGCGGTTTCTGGGGGCACCACAGGCCTCACAACTTCGGGCGGTCCAATCACCGGCTCGGGTACCATCACCCTTGCCGGCACCCTTGCTGTGGCCAACGGCGGCACTGGCGCCACTGCCGCACCGGCCGCGCGAACCAATCTTGGCGCGACCACAGTTGGCAGCAATCTCTTCACACTGGCGAACCCGTCTGCCGTCACTTTCCCGCGCTTCAACGCGGACAACACTGTTTCAACGCTTGATGCGTCAACCTTCCGCACCGCCATCGGGGCAGGAACCGGAAACGGCACCGTCACTTCAGTCAATGTGTCAGGCGGCACAACCGGCCTGACCACTTCTGGCGGTCCGGTAACCGGCTCGGGCACCATCACTTTGGGCGGCACTTTGGCCGTGGCGAACGGCGGCACTGGCGCGACGGACGCCGCGACGGCGCGGTCGAACTTGACGGCGCAGAAGACCATCACCTCTGGCACTGCCACTCCGACAGGCGGTGTGAGCGGCGACATTTACCTGCAGTACACTTGATGCACCTATGATTCTTCTCACCTCCACATCTGACCTTCTTCGCGTCGTCACTAGCACCGCGGGCAATGTGCAAGTGCAGTCGTCGTATGTTGACTTGTCTGGCACGACAGTCACGCCCGGGCGCCTCAATACGCTCATCACTACCGCAGCAACCACAAACATCGTCGCGTCTCCGGCCGCATCTACTCAGAGAAACATAAAGACTGTCTCAATCTTCAACCACCGATGCAAATACGGTTACCGTTCAGCATACGGATGGCAGCACGACTGTAGACATTCTTGCTCTTTCGCTTCCGGCTCAAGCAGGCTTGATTTACACCGATGGGTCTGGTTGGACGACCTTCGGCGCGACTCACCCGGTCAACATTCAAACATTCAGCGCGGATGGCACTTGGTCGAAGCCGTCATCGTTCACTGCGGGGGTTGTTCTTGTTCGAGTTTGGGGCGGCGGCGGTGGCGGCGGCGGTGGCGCTTCTCTCAACACGACAACTGTCACAAAGGGCGGCGGTGGCGGTGGCGGCGCGTGTCGCACAGAACAGTATTTCCGCGCGACAGACCTTACGAATACGGTGTCGGTCACCATTGGCGCGGGCGGAACGGCGGGCGCCGCATCGACTGCCGGCGGCTCTGGAGGAGACGGCGGCGCGGGTGGCAACACTACTTTCGGTTCATATCTGACTGGGTTTGGCGGCGGCGGTGGCCGCGGTGGACAGAACTCTGCGCTTGCCACTGGCGGCGGTGGTGGTGGTGGGGGGCACGGTGCAGGTGGTACGGCCTCTGCGGCGGTTGGCGGTACGGGTGGTGTGCCGACGATTGCGACCGGGCCTGCATATGACTGTCAGGGCATCACAGGTGTTATCACGAACTCCACGACGCAGATATCGTGGTTTGGCGGTGGCGCAGGCGGTGGCTCGTCTGCTGCGGCTCCTCCTTTGACCGGGGCGGGTGGTGCGTCGATTTGGGGCGGTGGCGGTGGTGGTTCCGGCGGTCACCGCAACGGCACGACAGCAGCGACGGCGGGTAGCGCCGGCGGCGGTCGAAGCGCAGCAGTTGGCGGCGGTGGTGCTGCGGGTACCTCTGGTGCGGCTCCAACCGCAGGCTCGGCAGGCACGGCGACTGACGGTGTGCGTGGTGGTACGGGTGGCGGTGGTGGTGGTTCAACCATTACAGCGTCAACAAACGGCGCAACGGGTGGCGCAGGTGGCTCAGGTGGCGGCGGCGGGGGCGGTGGTGGAGCCGGCACCAATCCCGGCATAGGCGCGGCAGGTGCAGCGGGCGGTGTTGGTTATTGCATTGTGTTCAGTTGGTGACTCCATGATTCTTCTTACCTCGACCAATGACAAACTTCAACTCGTCACTAGCGCGGCGGGTGATGTTGAGGTGCAGGCGTCCTATGTGGACTTGTCTGGGTCTACGGTGACGCCGGGACGCACAAACAGCAACATTACGACGGCGACCACGACCGACATCATTGGGTCACCTGCTGCATCGACGCAGCGCAACGCGAAACTTGTCAGCATCTTCAACAACAGCGCGACGGCATCGAACACGGTTACGGTCATCCACACCGATGGCACGACTGCGGTGAATGTGGTCACGCTGAACCTTTCCCCACAAGCCGGGGTGCAGTACACGGATGGTGATGGATGGACAACCTACGGCGCGATGTCTGCGCTGAACATCCAGACCTTCCCTGCCTCTAGCACTTGGCGCAAGCCGCAGACCTTTACGGCAAGCGTGGCTCTGGTGCGCTGTTGGGGCGCAGGAGGCGGTGGCGGCGGCGGAGCGTCAACAAGCGGTGCGACCCAAGGAAAGGGTGGCGGAGGCGGTGGGGGCGGCTGTCGCGTTGAGCAGTTGTTCCCGACGAGCGTGTTGACGGCGGATGTCACGGTGACTATTGGCGCAGGCGGCGCAAGCGGCAGCGGCGCGACTGTGGCCGGTTCCGGAAGCAATGGTGGAGTTGGTGGAAACACAACTTTTGGAGCATTTGTCACCGCATATGGCGGCGGTCCGGGCAGCGGAGGGGCAACGGGCTCAACTTCCACAAGCAGCGGCGGCGGAGGCGGCGGTCTTGGAGCGGGCACTAGCAGCAGCGGCGGGGCGCCTGTCTCAACCGCGACGGGTTTTGATATTCAAGGAATTTCAGGAAACACGACCGGAACCATTCTTTACGGATGGGCAGGCGGTGGAGGCGGGGCAGGAAGCAACATTAGCGGAGCATCAATAGCCGGCGGTGGTTCCGTGTGGGGCGGCGGCGGCGGCGGATGCGGCGGAACTCGAATAAGCGCAACAAGCGCCGTTTCAGGAAGTGCAGGCGGCGGCACCGGGTCATTTGCTAACGGCGGCGGTCTTGGTGGCTCAGGCGGGGAGATTCCTACTCGGGGCGGCACAGGCGCAGCCTCCAACGGAATCAGCGGCGGTCAGGGCGGCGGAGCCGGTGGCGCCGGCGGCGGATTTGCGGCGTCTCAAGCCTCGGGCGCAGAGGGCGCAGCGGGCGGGCTCGGCGGTGGCGGTGGTGGCGGCGGCGGCGCAGGAAGCAACCCGGGCGTCGGTGGCGCGGGTGGTGTTGGTGGTGATGGCTACTGTGTCGTGTATGCGTGGTGACCAATGATTCTTCTTACCTCAACATCTGACCTTATCCGCGTCATTACAAGTGGCTCAGGCGCCGTTGGCGTTCATGCCTCGTGGGTTGACCTCTCTGGCACAACCGTTACACCGAGTCGCGCTAACACGAGCATCAGCAGCGCAACTACTACCACGGTGGTGGCGTCTCCTGCCGCATCGACGCAGCGGGCAGTCAAGTTTCTCTCGGTTTGGAACGACGATGCTTCGACAGCGCAGACCATCACCGTGCTTCACACCGATGGTACGACCACGGTCAATCTGTGGTCTGGTAGCGTTCCCGCGCAATCTGGCGTAATTTTTGACGAGGACTGTGGATGGCGCGTTTCGGCTCCGACTGTTTCGGCAGACATTCAAACCTTTGATGCCCCCGGCGGAACTTGGGTAAAACCAACAACATTCACGCCGTCGTTTGTGTTGATGAAACTGTGGGGCGCAGGCGGCGGCGGCGGCGCAGGCGCAAGTCTTGCGACGGCGGTTGTAGCAAAAGGCGGCTCTGGCGGCGGTGGCGGGTCTATGGTGCAAGCCATATATCCCGCGGCACTTGTGCCAGACAGTCTTGCAGTAACCATTGGGCTAGGCGGCAGTCCCGGCAATCCGGGCGCGGCAGGTGCTGCGGGCGGTACAGGAAATGCCGGCAGTGTGTCTCGAATATCTGTTTCAACCCTTTCTACCCCGGGTAGCATTCCCGGTGATTCAAGAGTTGTGTTTCTTGTTGCCGCAGGTGGGCTTGCAGGAAGCGGTGGCGCAATCTCGGCCGCTTCTACCTCTGGTGGGGCGGGCGCTTCTGGGCATTTCACCCGCGAAGGAACGACCTCAGGCGCAGCAGCGTCAATGTCGGGCATAACGGCTAGCAGCACCGCGACCAACGGACCTGCATGGGAAGGCGGCGGCGCAGGTGGCGGCAGTAACACTGCTCCTGCATCGTTTGCAGGAGGAACATCGCGTTGGGGTGGTGCAGGCGGTGGCTCTGGCGGGCATCACAATGCCACGCCTGCTGTCGTGGATGCATCGGCAGGCGGCAAGACTGGAAACTCTGTTGGCTCCACGGCTTCTGGCGGCGGTGGTGCAGCGGGAACGAGCGGCGCAACCCCCACGGCAGGCGCGGACGGCGCGGACACGGATGGCATCTCTGGCGGCTATGGCGGCGGCGGCGGCGGTTCGACAGTTGCGGCCTCAACCAACGGGGCAAATGGCGGAACAGGCGGCAAAGGCGGCGGTGGTGGTGGCGGCGGTGGCGTCGGCATGAACCCCGGGTTAGGCGGCGTTGGCGGGCGCGGTGGACACGGTTACGGAATCATCATGACATGGTGAAGAAGCGGATTGCATTGGTGCGCGAGTCGGACGGCGTGGTTCTAAATGTTTGCGTTTGGGACAGCGTGTCTCATTGGAACGAGTTTCCAACAGGAATTGTTGGAGTGGAGTGTCCGTCAAATGTAGAGCCCGGTTGGCTTTACATTCACGGGAATTGGATTGCTCCGAGTCCGCCTGAGGAAAACTGACGATGGCGAGAATCGGCACATTTGACCCGCAACTCGACCCTCGCTCGTGGTTCGATGTCAACGCGAGGTCGGAGGGGTGGTTTGATGAAAACCTGCTTGTCACTCCGAGCGGCCCTTCGGCGCAGTCTGTGCTTTGGTTTAACGACGCAGGAACTTGGAAGCAGGCTACGACATGGATTAACGACGGCGGCACTTGGAAGATTGCTACAGTCTGGTTCAACGACGGCGGCACTTGGAAATAATCAAGGGCGCAAAAATGGAGATTGCAAAAATGCCAGATTTTGATGAAGGTGCAACAACTACCCCTCGCGATTTCAGCATTCGCATGCGAGAGGTTGAGTCGCGACTTCGTTCGCACGAAGATGTGTGTGCAGAGCGATACACTCGACTTCGGGATGACCACCTTCAGTTGAGAAGTGACATTGCGTTGTACCGCGACTACCTCGGAAAACGGGTGGACCAAGTCACAAGCACCATCGTGAAGGTGGCGTTCGCTTTGCTGATTGGCATGGCCGGCATTCTCGCGGCTCAGTTGTTCGGCTGATGATTTACCTCTCAGCGGGTCATTTTCCGTCAGCGCCGGGAGCCTCTTGGAAAGGCTTCGTAGAGCATGCCGAGGCCAAGTTGTGGGTTTGGCAGATTCTTGCCTCTCTGCCAGAGGCCGTCATCGTCCCGTCTGTTGAACTGAGCCGAAAGATTGCGTGGGTGAACAAGCGCGCCTCCGCCTCGGACCTGTTGGTCGAGGTGCATTTCAATGCCGCCGCTCCGGGAGCCCGGGGATGCGAGACTCTGTACGCTCCGAAGTCCTCGTCTGGCCGGGCCGTTGCAGAAAGACTTCAGAGCGTTCTGGAGCGGTTCTTCGTCGGCCGCGGGGTCAAGGAGGGGTGGTATCAGCAAGACCCGCGGAGAGGCCCATTGGCGCTTTTAGCGCGCACGAAATGCATTTCTGTCATCATCGAACCGGAGTTCGTTTACAACGCCGAACTCATCCGGTCGCAGCGCAAGGCGTGCTGCGCGGCATTGGCATCTGAACTTAGGAGACTCGCATGACTGACGAATCGCCCATCACCACCGCGGATTGGGCCCGCGGAAGCCTGAAGAGCAAGACCATGTGGTTCGGCACGGCTCTGGCCGCTCTGTCCACGGCTGCTCAGTTGCAGCCGGCATGGGAGCCGCTCTTCGGCAAGTACGGTCCGCTCGTCGGGCAGGTCGTTGGCCTTGGCATCATGGCCCTGCGGATGGTTACCCGCGCGCCGCTGCCCATGAAGTAGGCAGTTTCGGCCGGCGCTAGGGGGATGCAACCGCACCCCCGGCGCCGTATCATGGGCAGGTCTACAACGCCAAAGGAGGCCCCATGGAACGCGAAATCGTCTTTTGTCTGCCGGTGTCGCAGGTCAACCTGCTTCTCAGTCTGTTGGGCAACGCGCCCAACGCGTCTCACTCGTACCCCCTGATGATGGCTATCAAGGGACAGGGCGATGCGCAGATGACTGCAGTCAACACGCCGGTGGAGCCGACGCAGGAACCGTAACGAACAGTCCACCCCTATGAGCAACCCTCAGACAAACCCCCTGTCCTATAACGCCTATGTCACGCAAATCGGCGTGATGGCCGTTGTGGCCACGCAGAGCGTAGGCGGGGTTGTTCAGGGGGTGGACCCCCCGTTCACTGCCATCATTCCACAGATGCTCAACTACGCAGAGTTGCGCATCCAGAGAGACCTCGACCTTCTTCCGTCTCAGCAGACCGGAACCTTCACGCTCACGCCGAGCAATCCCATCCTCGAGATTGATGTAGACGACTTCGTCGCGATTGAGACGATGCAGGTGACTTCCGGCACCGCGAAGATTCCGCTTCTGCCGGTGACGAAAGAGTACCTGCAGAATGTCTACAACGACACGGCGTTCACCGGCATGCCAAAGTTCTTTGCCATGTACGGAGGCGACTCTCCGGGCGGCAACCTGTACAACTACATCCTGTTCGGGCCCACTCCGAACGCCGCGTATCCGGTGACGGTCAAGGGCACGAAGCGTCTGCCGTCGCTCTACAAGTTCGCGGTCGTCGGTGACGCTGACACGCAATACACTTTCATCAGCACTTACCTTCCGGACCTGCTGATGTTGGCATCGATGATTTACATCAGCATGTTCCAACGCAATTTCGGCGCCGCAGCGAACGACCCTGAAATGGGCTTCACCTACGAGTCGCAGTATCAGGCTCTGCTAAAGTCGGCATTCGTCGAGGAAGCGCGCAAGAAGTTCCAAGCGTCGTCGTGGTCATCCGCGTCGCCCGCTGTGGCCGCCTCGCCGGGACGCTAATCCGTGCCGCACGCCTCGCTCAAGGTCAAGCCGGGCATCGACCAGAACGAAACGCCGGCGCTCAACGAGACTGGTCTTTCGACCTCCAACCTTGTTCGCTTCATCCCGGACAGGAACGGTCTTGGCCTTGTCCAGAAACTTGGCGGATGGGTGAAATTCTTCAACGACACTTTCGCAACGCCAGTGCGCGCTTTGTGGGGGTGGGAAGACACGAACTCCCAGTCGCATCTCGCTATCGGTCAGGAATCTGACCCTCTCACCGATGAGTCTGTACTGTCAGTCCTCACGAATGGCGTGCAAATATTCATCACTCCGCGCTCGGAGCAGACGGACATTGCGGAAGATTTTGACACGACTGCCGGCAGTCCGGTAGTCAAGGTCACGGACGCCACCACAGTTGGCCTCATCGGGTTCAACACGGTTTACATCGAGACTCATGTCTCAGTCGGCGGCGTCATTCTTTTTGGTCTTTACCCGATGGTGTATGTGTCTGCAACCGAGTACAACATCACGGCTATCAATGTGCTTGGAGAGCCGTTTCTCGCTTCTTCGACCGTTACAGCGGGCGGCTTGGTTGCGGAGTTCACCACGGTTTCAAGTCAATACACCGTCAATGTGGAACTGGCAAATCACGGCTATCAGGTTGGCGATACCTATCCGTGTCTTGTTGCAACCACGGTCGGCGGCGTAACTATCTTTGGCAATTACACGATTCGCACAATCGTGGACGCCGACAACTTCACTATTTTTGCAAGCACGGTTGCAACTTCTTCGGCGTCCGGATTCATCAACGGCGGAAATGTCAGGTTTCGATACAGTTACGGCGTCGGCGCGATTCCTATCGGCAGCGGATACGGCGTTGGTGGATATGGCTCTGGCGGATACGGCACAGGACCTGCGACGGCAACGCTTTATGGCGACCCGATTGACGCATACGATTGGACGCTAGACAACTGGGGTCAAATCCTTGTCGCAGTCCCGCGCAACAACGATATTTTTGCACCAGTTTATCTGTGGGACCCGACAAGCGGTGCGCCAATTGCAGAGGCTATTCCTACTTCGCCCGCAAAGAACATGGGCGCGTTTGTTGCGATGCCGCAGAGGCAGATTGTCGCGTGGGGCTCTACTTTTACTGGCATTGAAGACCCGCTGTTGATTCGTTGGTGCGATGTCAACAACTACAACGAGTGGGTTGCGTCAATCACCAATCAGGCGGGCTCGTATCGCATTCCAAAAGGCTCGAAGATTGTTGGATGCATTCAAGGTCCGCAACAGGGCCTTATCTGGACAGACCTCGGCGTGTGGGCGATGCAGTACACCGGCGCTCCGTATGTCTATTCGTTCAACGAACTTGGCACCGGCTGCGGCCTCATTGCGCAGAAGGCGGCGGCGTCTTTGGGCGGTGTGGTGTACTGGATGTCTCAAAGTCAGTTCTACATGCTGTCGGGAGAGGGTGTAACGCCGCTTCCGTGCCCGCTGTGGGATGTGATTTTTCAGGACATCGACCAGAACAACATCGACAAGGTTCGCATCGCTACCAATTCTCGATTCGGGGAGGTGGCGTGGTACTACCCGACCACCGGCAATGGTGGCGAAATCAACGCGTATGTGAAATACAACACGCTGCTGCAAGCGTGGGACTACGGGTCATTGTCGCGCTCCGCGTGGTTAGACCAGTCGGTTCTCGGGCCGCCCATCGGAGCAGACCCGAACACAGGTTACATCTATCAGCACGAGACCTCTCCGGATGCGGACGGTCAAGCAATGCTGCCGGCGGTGCGCACAGGATGGTTCGCCATCGCGGAAGGCGACCAGATGACCTATGTGGACCAAGTGTGGCCGGACATGAAGTGGGGCTACTTTGGTGGAGTCCAGAACGCAACGGTCAACATTACCTTCTATGTCGCAGATTACCCCGGGCAAACCCCGAAGGTGTACGGACCGTATCCGGTCACGCAAGCGACGCAATACATCTCTCCGCGGTTTCGCGGTCGCCTGATGTCAATTCAACTCTCGAGCAACGATGTCGGCAGTTTCTGGCGTATCGGCAACATCCGCTATCGAATCAAACCGGATGGGAAGTTCTGATGTCTACTTCTCTTGGCGATATTCTTACCACGCAGAAGAATGGCGTCGTCGCTCTTGGTGACATCAGCCGCTACACGCAGGCGATTGCGAATCTGTTGGCTATTTTTGGTGGATTGTCGAAGATTGGTCAGGCGGCGATGACGACCAGTTGGGCAACGCTTTATACCTGCCCGCTTGGTCAGCGCGCATGCATCGTAGACATGAACATCTGCAACACCACCGCAGCGGCCATCGGAATTTATGTGTCCGTGGTTCCGTCTGGAGGCACTGCAGGAGCGTCGAACGCTATCTTCTTCAACGCGTCGCTGCCTGCGTACAGCACGATGCAGTGGACCGGTTCTGTTGCCATGGCCGCGGGAGACACTTTGCAGGTTCAGGCGTCGGCGGCCGGCTGCACCATCACAGCGTCGGGCGGAGCGGCGTCATGAGCACCATTTCGCTTTTCCCTCCCATTGGTGCTTCCTCGAGCGCGCCGGCAACGGTGCAGTACGCGGGGGCGCAACTTGACTCGTTCGGCCGCCTGCGCGTTAGTCAGCCGGATACGCTGTTTGACAGCCAGAACCGTTATGGCGCAGACACGCAATTTGACACCTCGACCGGCACTGGAGGCAGCACAACTGCGCTGACTGACGAGTCGTCGGTGCAGATGTCAGTTACGACGACAAGCGGTTCGTTCGCGTATCGGCAGTCATATCGGTCGTTCGCGTATCAGCCGGGCAAGAGTCTGCTTGTGCTAGCCACCTTCGTGATGAACGCCGGCAAGACTGGACTTCGTCAGCGCGTTGGCTATTTCAACACGCAGAACGGAGTGTTTTTTCAGCAGGATGGCACGAGCAGGTCATTTGTTCTTAGGTCGTCAGTCACAGGCTCTGCGAGCGATGCAAGAACGGTTACGCAAGCCAACTGGAACGGCGACAAATTGAATGGCACTGGGCCGAGCGGACTGACGCTAGATGTATCGAAGGCTCAGATTCTGTTTATGGATTTTGAATGGCTTGGCGTTGGAAGCGTGCGCTGCGGCTTTGTCATCAATGGCCAGTACATTATCTGTCACACATTCGAGAACGCAAACCAGATTGCGAATGTGTACATGACAACCGCAACGCTTCCCATTCGATATGAAATCGAGAACACGGGCGCGACGGCTTCGGCCTCGAGCATGAAGCAGATTTGCTCAAGCGTTATGTCCGAAGGCGGATACTCCGCGGTAGTCGCTCCGTCGCTTGCGCGGCGCACGACTATTTTGAGTTCGATAGGAACGACATTTGTTCCACTGGTGTCGATACGCCTAAAGGCTAGTCGCACAGGCGCTGTAGTGCTTCCGTATCTAATAAACTGCCTTCCGACTTCAACGGCTAATTACGAATTTGCGTTGGTGAAGAACGCAACGCTGACATCTGCGTCGTGGAACAACACCTCGTCTCCAAATGTCGAGTTTGATGTGGCTTCTACTTCGATGACGGGCGGCACAATTGTGCAGTCGGATTTTGTGTCGTCGAGCAATCAAAGCGCAGCCGCTGTTACTGGCCCAACAGGGTACAACTACGACTTGCAGTTGGGCGCGACGGTTGGGGGTACGAGCGACATATATACGCTCGGAGTGCGTGTGCTCTCCGGCTCTAGCGGTGATGCTATCGGTTCCATCGCTTTCTACGACTTGACGAGGGGGGGCTGACATGCCACTGCACAAGGGTAAGTCTCAAGAAATTATCAGCGGCAACATCAGCGAAATGACGCACGCCGGTCATCCGCAGACCCAAGCCGTTGCCGCAGCGTTGCAGACTGCGCGCGAATCCGCTCGAGGCGGTTTGCACATGCCGTCATCGCCGAAGTCTGGTGGCAAGAAGTTGCACACGGGCCCGATTCACAGCGCCGTTGCCGGCCGCACAGACCATTTGCCGATGCATGTCCCGTCGGGCTCCTATGTCATCCCCGCCGACATCGTCTCGGCCATGG